CTTTAGAAACTGGGGTTAGTATCCTAGTTACTGTAGGTATGATTATTGGTATGTGGTATTCTTTACAAGCAGAGATAGAACTTGCTAAAGAACTGCCAGAGCCAGAAGTATCACGTATGGAGTATGATTTAAAAGATCAAATGATTCGTGATTCTATATTAAACACAGAGGGTAAAGTTGATAAGCTTGAAGAAAAAGTAGATGACATTAAAGAAGATACTAGAGCTATTACTGAAACTCTTATAGACATGAATAACAAATGAGGTTAGAAGATGAACAAATGGATACTATCGCTATGTATATGGGCTGGACTATCTTCATCTTGGCTGTACTCACAATCAGTCAATTTAGATAGCTTTCAATCTATACAAGCGTTAAATATACAAAATTGTGCAGTAGTTCAAGTAAATGCATCATGGAACTACAAAAACAGAGTAAGCATAGAACAACTTGCTGACTTATGTTATGTAGGTGAAATAGATTTAAATAATAAAGCTATAGGTGCAGTCATACAAAAAGAATGGAACATTAAAGTTGTTCCTACTATTATTATCTTAAAAGAAGGTAAGGAAGTTATGAGATACGAACCTGGCATTAGCATGAGATTTGATGAGAAAGAAGTGTTTGACAAAATTAAAAAAGAAATTAAATAAAGTATTTGCAATAATAAATAATATTTAATATATTATCATTAAAAACTAGAAAGAGAGAAAGATATGGCAATATTTTTAAAAGGAGACGGAACTGATTTAGGTCAACTTGGAAAGGATATAGTAAAGTACGGTGGTGGAGGATTGTTAACTTTAGCTGGAGCAAGTGCATTAGCTAAGCCTACTTATAAAGTTGGAAGTAAATTGCTTCAAGGAGCTGGACATCTTATATACGGAGCAGCAACAGGGCCAGCAAGAGCGTATTCTGCTATAGAAACTGGAGTTTCAACATTAGCAAAAAATCCAAGTTTAGTTACAAATCCTACTCAAGGATTAGGACAAAGCTTAAACAAAGGTATGAGTTCAGCTTTTAATGTTGGAGATTATGGTACTCCTTTTCCTAAAGGACAGCCAAAAGGTTCGGTTGATTTAACAATACCTAAAACTAAAAAACCTTTAACATTACCTTCGCAAGTTCCAGCTGAGAACGTTCCTAAATTGAATGTAAAGGTAGTAACTAAAAATACAAGAGCAGGTAAAAGAACTGTATTGAACTATGATAAGACTGCAAGTCAATATGCTATAAATCAAAATAAACATGGACAGAAAAAGATTCTTGAAACAGCAACAAAAACTGCAGATCAAATTAAATCTTCTCCTGCATCACAAGCAAGAAAAGATAAGTTGCTATCTAACCTAAGAAAGAAAACTGGAAAGCTATTAACTACTGCAAATGTAAAAAGCTTAAGTAAGATAGGTATAAGACAAGGAGCTAAAAAAGCTGCACTCGCAGCAGGAGCAGCAGGAGCAGCCGTAGTAGGAGCACCAGTAGTAGCTGGAGCAATAGCAGTAGGTGGAACTGCATTAACACTTTACGATGTAGGTAAAGGCGTAGTAAATGTAGTAAATAAAAAGAAGAGTGGTAGCGGTACTAGGTTTAAATTTTAATAAACAATAGGAGAACCCTCACTATGAGTAGTAAAGAAAAAAAAGTAGACTTGAAACAAGAAGCTGAAACACAAATGGCAACATTAGTAGAGCAGCATAATAACTTAGTTCAAGAGATACAAGAAGCTAATGGTAGATTAGCAGAAGTAAAACAAATGATCGTAGAGCAACAAGGATATATGAAAGGCCTAGAAGCTTGTGATGACAACTGTAAGGAGAAATAATGGGACCAATCTTAGGTAAGTTGCTAACTAGTTTAGGAACTGAAAAACTGTTAAAGGCAATCATCTTACATTTAGGTGATTTCTTAGTAAGTAAATCATCAAATAAATTAGATGATAAACTTTGGGCTGAAGTTAAAAAAGCCTTAGATAAAAAATAGGAGGTTTCATGAAACTAAAAAAGCGTGGTATTGTAATACCAGACCAGCATTATCCTTTAGAAGATAAAGCTGCAGTTAATTGTGTAGTTAAGGCTATACGTAAAATTAAACCAAAAGTTTTTATTAACTTAGGGGATGTTGGTGAATGGGAGTCAGTATCTGCATGGAAATATAAAGATAAGAAGTTACCACCTTTAGAGTTTCAACTTCCTATAGTTAAAGAAGATATTAGATTAGTTAATGAAGGTTTAGATGTTTGGGATAAAGTACTTAAAGAAGTTAAATGCAAAGAAAAGTATTTACTACAAGGCAATCACGATCTCTGGCTGGATAATTTTTCTAATAAGTATCCCTATCTTAGTGATTACAACTTTTTTAAAGCGTGTAAAATAAAAGAAAGAGGATACAAATATACGGAATATAATTTACCTATACAGATAGGTAAGTTAACGTTTTTTCATGGGGCATTTGCAACAACATATCATGCAAAGAAACATTTAGAAACCTATGGAGAGAATGTTATGTATGGTCATACACATGATATACAAAGACATACTCTAACTAAGTTGAATGGAAACATTGCTTCTTGGTCTATAGGTTGTTTAAAAGATATGTCCCATGAACAAAACAAATGGTTAAAAGGAAGATTGCATAACTGGGGCCATGCATTTGCTGTGGTAGACTGGTATAGCAATGGAGAATTTAAAGTAGAAGTTGTGGAAA